GCGAGCGCGACATAGTTTACGTTCGCTCGCCCGCCAATGACATCGCCTGTAACGAGTGTATGCTCCAAAATAGGGCTCGTGGTGCCGGTGCAATTTGCCACGCCTGAGCATCCAGATATGAAGCCGCCGAAATTGCTAGCGAATGGCAATGAGATATAGAAGCGCGTTGCCGTCCCGCTGGCGGTGGGGCTCATCAGCGCAACCCCTTCCACCCGCACGACAGACCCCACGCGCGTCCACCGCGCTACACCGTCAGGCGTGACCGCAGTGACATTGCTAAACGGCGTGAGCGTCGGGGTATACGTGCCCGATGCAACAGACCCGCCAGTGATAACGAGGCCACCCGATGCGACGACCCCGCCAGCCGCCGTGATGCCGCCCGGGGCAGACAGCGCCGCATTGACGGTCACCGTGTCCGCGACATCATCCCCCAGCGTCACATTGCCGTTAATGTTGACATTGCCGGTCGTGGTGAAGGTGCCTACCGTCAGGCTCGAAAGATTGGCGCCAGATTGACCATAGGCCAAATACTCGCCCGTTGAAGCGCCGGCTGCGGCTCCGGTGTGCTTAAATCCACCCATCGGGAGATTCGCGAGGGCTGCGCTTTGCCCCGTGCGAGTGATGCACGAGGTCAAGCCAGTCGCAAAATCCGCCATCGTGTTGTTTTGCACGGTCGAGCTAATCACATTCCCGGTAACAACCGGGTTCCCTGTGACTAGCGTAAAGCTGCCGGAACCGTTGAAGGGCATTACATACTCGCTTTATGTGGACCGTCGTTGGGATTATCCTATACAAACTGCTACTGGACTGCGCCACCAGTCGCAGCCCCTGCACCCATGGCGCCAAGCGACAGCATCTGACCCAGGCGGCGCGCCTGCTCGGCCGTCAGTTTGGTCGCCTGTTGCGGAATCTTGGCTTGCAGCGCAGTGTCAACCGCACGCTGGTTATCGACGATGGTTTTTGCCCCCTTCGCCAAGTCCGCTACCGCCCCAACGCCAGGAATCAAGCCAGGAATGCGGCCCGCAATCTTGGTGATCGCCCCCCAGTTGTTTGAGGTCTGGACAGGGGATGCATCCGGGTGCGCCGAAATGTAGGCGCCGATGCGTGACAGGCGGTGCATTTGCTTGACCTGATCCTCAGTAAACAGGGCGTTCAGTTTCCGGTCGCCCAGGTCGCGCAAGGCTTTCGCGTATCGCTCAGGAGAAAACGCCTTGTCGCCCGCTGCATTCTCGCCAAACGCAGCGCGTTGCAGATGCGAGCCCACTTGCGCGCGAGCCTCATCCAAGGCTTCCGGGGAGGCTTCTTTCAGCACCTTAGCCATGCCCTGCACTTCGGCTGCTTTGCCATTGAGTACAAAGCGCCGCACAAAATCATCGGGAGCGGTCGTGCCATTGGCCGCCGCCTCAAGGGCCGGGACTGCCTCTTGCAGTTTGAAGCGCGCCGCAGCGGCTTTGCGGGCTGGCGAGAAAACATCCTCGACGCCAGCGTCATCCACAATCGATTTCTTGACCGAGTTACGCAGTTGCGTCAGCGCGGTGTTAGTGGCCTTGTCAGAGCCCACGTTGTCGTTAATCACCTTCAGCAGTTTGTCGGCTTCTTCGACCGTGAACAGTTTCTTTTGGTTGGACACCACATCCGGGTCAATACCGAATTTGGCAAACTGATTGCGCACCCCCGATGGGACCTTGTCCCCGAAGCGGTCCAGCACGTCAGCGAAATCAGAGGCGAGTCCACCCATAGGCACCTCGGCATCCTTGCCGGCCGAATCCCGTGCGACCTTGTAGGCGGCCGAAATCTCTTTCGATTTGGCAGCGTCAAACGTGCGCAAGGCTTCCACCAGCTTTTCGCCGCCAGTGACGTTATCCGAGCTGCCGGTAGCAAACTCCCCCACCTTCTCGCGCAGTTGCTTGCCTTGCTGCTCAAACCGCTGCAACAGCGGATCGCCAGCACCAGGCATCGTGCGCAAATTGCGTTCCTTCGCGTACTGCGCCGCATCGCGGGTGATCTGCCCCAGAGTCGGGTCCATGCCCTCCGCAGCAAAGTCTGATTGCCGCATGAGCGCCGCGCTATCCATGCGCCCACCGGAGCGCCGCAGCGCGTCTGTAGCCTGCTCTCGCAGTTCGTTCTGACTGGCCTCGCTCAGGTCTTCAAACCGCTGGCCGCTACCCGCGAGCGCCTTCTGCATCGTCTGGTCCAGAACCAGTGGATCGACGGTCTTGCTGCGCTGTGAAAGACGCTCGCCCAGGCGCTTGGCAGTCTCGCCCACCTTGTCAGCAACCTTGCCCATGATGGGTGCGGTAATGCCACCCGTGATGGCCCCCAGCGCCGTCTGTGCGCCCTTTTGAGACCAGAAATCGCCCTCACCCGAGGTGACCGGGTTCAGGGCGCCACCAAGCGCACCGCCTGCTGCCCCAGCGCCAGCGCGACCCAGGGTCGTGACGCCAGTTGGGAGCCGACCGGCAATGGCCGCATTGGCTGGGCTCAGGATGTTGCCGCCGATGCGCGCCCAGTCCGTGCCAGGGTCTTGAGAAGTGGCGGTGCGGGCCTTTTGGTACTCCTGTTCGGCGTCGCGCAACTCTGCATCAATCTGCTCCGGCTTGGCGCCACGGATGCCCAGAACCTCACCGGCGAAGTCGCCCGGCAACCCCAGGCGGTTAAACACCTGCTTGTTCAGGAAGCCGCCCGCCGCATCGGCCGCGCTGTTGACAAAGCCGGCACCGGGTACGCGTGAGGCCAGTTGCGCCGCAGCATCGATCGGGTCTTTCATCCCGCGCGCCACCCGCATGGGCACGGAGGAAAGCAGTTCGTCCCGTGACGTGGGCGCGGCAGGCGGTGCAGCCGGCGGTGAGGCCGGCAACGTGGGCGCAGAGGCCCCACCCGCCGCACTGCGCGCCTTCGCCACCCGTTCCCGCAGAAGGGGCGAATCAGACGGCACATCGTCGGGAATGTTTTGGATGGTGATCCCATCCTTGGTAGTGATCGAGTAGGGCATTACCAGTCCACCACAATGTTACGGCCAGACGCGCCAGGAGCGGCAGGAGCGGCAGCCGGGGCCTCCCCTGCATAGCGCATTTGAATCTCTTTGACGGTCTGCAAGGCAGCGCGCTTATTGGCACTGGGGGTATTCGGATTGCCGATATCAGCCGCCATTTGCTTATACATCGCCACGTCTTTATCGGACTGCGGGCCGCTCATCTTCGGCATCTTGGCGACCAGCGCACCCTCAAGCGCCTTGAGCTGCGCTGCTGCTTGCCCAGACTTGGTAGTAGCGCCCAAGAAGCCGGCTGCCATATCCGCTGCGTTCCCCAAGCCGCTACCGGTAGCGACATCAACCAGCTTCTCCGCATCGCTGATCAGGGTGAGGGCATCACGGGCCTCTGCGGCTTTATTGGGCGTCCCTGGTGCAGCCTTCTGATAGGGCGTCTTGCCGATGGCTTGGCGAGAGTCCACATACACGGGCTCACCCTTTTCGTCGGCAATCTGCACCAACGAAGGTGCCGGCGCCACGCGGTTGGATGCGTTAATCCGCGCCATTTCCCGAGCGTTGGCCTGCTGGTCCTGCATCATCTGCGTGCGGAATGCTTGCTGCTCCTGCCGCGCCTGCGCCGCTGCCGCCAACCGTTCCTGTTGGGACAGTCGAGCATCTTCCGAGCGAATCCGCAATTCCTCAATGCGCTGCTCCTGCGCCGCCTTCTGCGCGCCGGCCTGAGCTTCGCGGCCCTCGATGCGGTCAGCCATGTTAAAGCCGGCCTGAGCCATCTGCGGGTTTACTTCCATGCCCTTCATGGCCCATTGCAGGAAGTCATTGCTGCTCGGGTTGGTCCCGGGCTCAGTGCGCGTCATAACCGCACCTTCGGCCAGGGGCACCTCGCGGTCAGGAGTCGCCTTCGGCATGGCATTTGCCCATTCGCTTTGACGACCAGCCAACTGCTTGCCCAGAGCCGCCGCACGGGTATCTGCCTCGCGGGACTGCTTGCCCGCCAGCACGCCGCCGAGAATTTGGTTGACGTAACTCAGAGCGCCCGGAGCGACATAATGCCCGGACACCATCTTGCCTTCTTGCGGCTGTGCCTGACTGCGCAACAGCTCCGCATAACGGCGGCTTCGCTCAATACTCGCTTGTTCCTCTTGCAAGTCAGGAGGAACGAACATATTCACATTAGCCATACCGGGCCTCCAGATATACGCGCGTGTTCGCTTCGTTTGCCTCGATGAGCGCGCGGCAATCCTGCTTTGCAATCATGTCGTCAATCTCCTGTAGGTGACCGCGATCAACCTGCACATGGTATTTCCATGTGCGCAGAATCTCGGGGCCATGCTCCGCTTCCATCATTTCAACGAAATCGTCATCAACGCCTTGATTCTCCAGCACACGCATATAACCCAGCAGCGCAGCCGGATGCTCGTGCTTGATCAGGTAATACTGCGCACCGGCGATTGCGGCGGCGAAGTGGTCATAGGCTGGGCGGAATCCCAAATCCTCTTCGAGCCACTGCGCATGGCCGCGCTCATCTTCGAGGTGATGCTTGTAAAAATCCCGCAATGCGCCGCCAGGAAGTTCCTCGATAGCATCCTCAAGCAGGCGCTCCGATGCCCGCATCAGGTTGTAGGCGAAGCTCAGCACCTCGATGAGTTCAGGGCGCGTCATGATCAAAACATCATCATCATGGCTGCCGTGCCGCCAAGCTGGGCGGCTTGCCCCCAGGTGTTTGCGGAATTGGCGTTGTTGGCGTTGTTCCCGGCCAGTGCGGCCTGATAGCCCTGCGACTGCGCACCCAGGAGGTCAGCCCCCTGCGTCGTCTGCTGTTGCGGAGCATTCTGGAAGGTCGGATTCTGCACCTGTGCGCCAGTACGCAGCGCGTTCAGCTCGTTCAGTGGCAAAGAACGAAGGTACGATTGCTCCTGAATCGAATTCTGACGGGCGGCGGTGTCGAGATTGATACCTTGCAAAGCAGCTTGGGAATACGCATCATTTTTGCCTTGAGTGAAGTTGCCTACTTCGGCGTTGTACGCGTCAGAACCCTGCATGATGCCTTGATTGGCAAGCCGGCTGCGCAACTGCTCTTCGCTGCGGTCAAACTGCGGCTGCAGGCGCTTCATAATCGCCTCTTGCGCCGTAGTGCCCGCATCAATCGGCGCCTTGGCAAGCGAGCCCATGTCGAACGGATTCGCCATCGAATCCGCAACCCGACCTGTCGCAGAGTTTTGCAACCCCGCCAAGCCCAGGCTCGTCTGGTTCTGCTGATTCAGAAGCTTTTGCTGCTCAGGCGACAACGTGACATCGGCGGTCCACTTGTTGGGGTTCGCCGTGTCCTGCGTGTATTTCAGCGAGCCATAAGGGGTGTTGGTGTTAACCCTGTTAGCTTCGGTGGCTTGCTGTGCGGCTGCGAGGTTGCCGGCTGCCGTCTGCTGGGCAGCGCCCGCATAGTCAGGGGCCGGGGGTGCCGATGATTTTCCCATTCATGTCTCTCCTGGAGTTCAGAAAACGACACTGAGCGGGCCTCATCGTGAGAATGACAAGGTCACCAGATTTCCCCGCGCCGGGGATAACATGCTCAAGCTCAAATCCAAGTGCGCGATCAAAGGTCAGCGCGGCCGAATTTGTGCTGTCTACTAAGCCGATGATAACAGATACACCCAACTGCCGGAATGGGTAGTGGAATGCCTTAAAGAGGAACTCGCGTGTCATCCATTGCTTGGAGCCATCCGAGGCAACGTGCATACACACAGAGCCCCCCATGTAGTTGTCGAACAGAACGCCAGCCACAAGACTACCGTCCTGCTCCAACCCGATGCCAACGGTATTGTGGTCGGGTGTGCCGCCCGTGCGAGCGCAAACCCATTCCCCCACCCGCGCGTTATCGACGATAACTCGTTTCATGGCCTACAAAATCCCGCCATCCTCAAGCACATAATCTGTCGAGGCCCATTGCACTTGCCCGACGTTGGATGCAGTTTTGATGCGCAGGGCGGCTGCATACCCGACGCCCTGGAGGTTCTGCCAATCCTTGCGAATCGTCATATTCCCGCCCCAGGTCGAGCCATCCCAGATCCCAATATCCCACAGACCCGTCGTGCCAACCGCCGAAAATGTCGGCGTATTCACAACCGGGTCGAGTTCATAATCGATACCAACCCCAATCGCAACGCCCACGCTAGGCGAGTCGGAGTAAAGGATTGGGCGGCACAACACGAAACGCTTCAGGGAAGTTCCTGCGCCAAAGTTACTAAACGCCTGCATCCCATCAGCCGAGATATTCACGCCGGCGTCGTTGGTGCCCTCAAAGGCCAGCGCAGTGCCGCCTGTCTGTCCGAAGTACACGCGATCGCGGAAACGTTCCCAACACAGCGCATTCCAGTTCGTGAACCGGCACCAGGCACCGGTTATGGTGTTCATCACATACTGCTGAATCTGGCCCGACACCGGCACGTTGAGGATGACCAGGCTTTCCCGTGGGTACAGCTTGCATTGCCAGCCGAAGTTGGTCCCGGAGGTGATGACCGAATCACCAATGGCCTGCTGAATCTTGTCCGACAGCGAAATTCCACTAGCGACACGCGATGTCATGAGCGCCTTGGACAGCGGCAGGAGCCCGTCCTGCGTGATAATGAGCAGGTCAGAACCGAACTTCTCAAAGCAGCGGCGGCCGACTGGCGAACCGACGTTGTAGACGCCCACCAGGGCAAAGGTAGATGCCGACGACGGGTCCGTGCCTCGGTAGATCGCTACCTGCCCCTGCGAGCTAATGAACACAGCATGGTCATCCATGCCGTAACCTGCGTCGAGGGTCCAAGTAGCCATTGCCACCAAGTAGCCGCCGTCACCAAACAGCGCCGTGAAGTCGATGGCGGAGGCCGCGCCGCCGATGGACGCAACCGGCAGATACCAAACCTTGAGCGAACTCTTTTCGACAAAGAAGGCCCTGTTTTTCCATACAGTGCCATGAATTAGGTTCGTCGTCGTAACGCCAGTGATGGCCGGCGTCGAGGCGCCGTCAACCGACACCCATGTGGTGCCGTTGTACAGCAATGGCTTATCGGCGCCGTTGACCATGTACAGGAATTGCCCGCCAGCCGTGGAAACGTTAAACGTCTGCCAGCGCGCGTTGGTCTGCCCGGTGACGACTGGAGCGCCCACAATCCCCGTCGCCGTCACGTCATAGACGTTGGACCCTGCTGCCGCGAAAAGCTTCTCTGTCGTCGCGCTGTTGTAGGCCGCCAGCGTTTCCACATCGCCCACAATGCCAGTCGCGTAATTGGTGTAACCACTGCGCAGGGCGACGGTCGTAGTCTTGGGGATGTAGTTATCCATGTACACCGCGTCGAGCGGGCCCATGGCCCCAATGGGGTCGCGGGCATTCCAGCCGCCAACAGGGGCGGCGATGGAGACTGTACGGCTGACTTGTGAGCGGTTAGCTTGTCGCATTCTCAAGTCCCGGGAAATCCGCCATCCTGGGCGTTCCACGGACCGAGCAGCACATTGCCCAGGCCGCCCGACATGTTCAGCACCGGTGCCCCTTTGTTCTGGGCTTGTTTGCGCTCCAGCACACGCAGGAACTGCGCCTCGACCAAGGACGACTCAAAGCCCTTCTCTTGGCGCCAGTACATTTTGGTGCCCAGGATCATGAGCGAGTCATCGAAAATGCAGGTGTCGTCGTCCGCGGTGAACTGCGACTTCGGCACGCCAGCCGCACTACGCACCCAGGCGTCACTGATGTACTCAAAGGCCAGCGTCTGAGCATTCGGCGGCGCAGGGTTCAGCGCCATTTTGTCGCCCTGGATGCGGAATCGCATACGGGGGCCCGTGGACACAATGCCACCCTTGAGGAATTGCCACTCCTGCGCGGTCTTCGGCCCAGCGAGAGGCCAGAAGTTCGACCGATCCCACTGCGTCTGATTGATCGACTTAGACCAATCCGTCGGCAGGCTGTAACGCATCTGCGAAAACGTGATGTTGCCGCTACCACTGACAGCCGGGGCCTGCGTCAGGCGAATGACGGATGAGCTGATCACCTCCGCGACATCCGTCCACACAGGCAACTGATCGAACTGCGCGCCAAAGTCGGTCGTGATACCTACGGTATTCGGGGATACGGTAACGTTGGCGCTACCGGCCGTCCACACCCCGGGGAGCGTGAACGACACGGTGTTCAGCAAATACTCCCGATCCAGCTCTTGCCACTCATAGTTCGTCGTCAGCTCACGGCCAAGTCGGTTGATGAATGCGAACAACTGCTGATACTGGGTATCAGGGCTGCTTGCGGCAGTCGTCGGGCGGGGCAAGCCCAGCTCCGAACATGCAGCCTGGATCAGTTCGAGTAGGGTCATGCTTCGCTCTTTTCCTTGCGCGGACGACCGGGGCCGCGCGGCTCAGCAGCATCAGACAGCGAATTGAGCTGCGCCTTCAGGGCCGCCAATTCATCCTCAAGCTGCTGATTCTTCGCGGCCTGCGCCGACAGGGCGGCGCCGTCCTTCGCAGCCTCAAGAGCCGCCTTGGCCTTCGTGCGCAGGTCGATGCCACCCATGCCGACCTTCTGCACCTGCGCGTCCGTCAGGCCGGCAAGCTGTTCCACGGTGTGGATATTGAGGTATTCCAGATTCTTGACATGGGCCGCGCCGATGACAGGCCATTCCTTCAGGGACCATCCGGCAATGCCAGACTCCATCCCAGACATGAAACGGCGGTACTCATCGGGGAAGCGATTCCGGTAGTAGTCATTGACAGACGTATCAATGACCGTATTCGGGTCACCAGGCACATGGATGCGGATGAACGGGTGCGACATGTGGACCGGGTGACCGGCTTCCTCAGACGCAGGACCATCCAGCACGGTGCCCTCGTAAAACTCCACATGCAGGTTCCTGTCCAATTGGCTGCGCGGCATCAAATACTCCTAATGTTTGGTGTGAGCGGGAATGTATCAATATTTTAGTCTAGTCGCGGCTTTGACAGGAAAACAATGCCCGCCGAGTAGCAAAGACTAGGCGGGCAAACACTGCAAGCGGGCGAAAAAAGAGGCCCCGAAGGGCCCCTTTCCTTTAGGCCGAAACGATGGCCCAGAAGTTGCCGTTTCCTTTTGCAAGGAAGTAGGCCGCCTTACCAGCCACCACCGAAACAGCCGTGTTAGCTGCGGCAGTGCCGATTGCAAACCCGACCGGTGGATAAACCGCGAGGGCGTTGGCGCCTTGGTTGGCAACAAAGAACATATCGCCGGCGGCCGGCGACAGGGCGTCAGTCGGAGCCGGGAGCCGCACACCAGTGGATGCGGCAACCGTGGTGACTTCCGTGAAGGTGGAAGAAAGCAGCAGCGCGGTCGCTTGCGTAGCACCAGCGGCGGTAGCGCCCAAAGTGATGCTGCCATTGATCGCGCTGGCCTGCCCGGCTGACAGGCCGGAGCCCATCATGTCACGCATTGAGCCCGACATGATCAAACCGCCGCCTTATGGAACCAAGCGCGGTCGCCAGCCACCAGGGCCGTGGCGGGCGACGTATAGGCCCCACCAGACGCGCCAGCCAGGAACGAAGTAGCGTTCACGGTGCAAACGGCAGTCGATGCAGGAATCGATGCGTTGGACTGCGCGAAGACGTACAGGCGGCCGTCGCTGCCCCAGGCGATTTGGCCCAGGCGAGCGCCAACGCTAGTCACGCCATCGGCAATATCAGCCGCCAGGACCGGAGATTTGATGTCGGCCCCAAGCAGCGGGGTAGTAACAAAGGGAGTTGCCATGATTTAGGCTCCAAGTGAAATTGATTGAACGTAGTTTTGTTGACGGCGCAAGACGCGCGATACGGTGGTTTGAAAAATCCCCAATCCGGTAGCAATCGCTGCCTGAGTAAGGTATGGCGCATACGCATAGGCCAAACCTACCTCATCATCGCTAAGACCACGGGTGCTATGCTCGCGGCCCTTGGCATACATATCTCGCACGTTGTCGAGCTGACTACCCAGAAACAAATGGGCGGGGTTGACACAACGTCGATTGTCACAGCGATGCAAGACATAGCTGCCACCTACGGGCCCAACAAAAAGCTCGTAGGAGGCGCGGTGCGCTGGCTCCTGTCGGCCACGGAAGTAAAAACGACCATATCCGTCAGGCTTCACCACACCGCGCCACTCATGGCAGCCTTCACCGCGCGCAATGAATTTCTCCATGCGGGTCTTTTCGTCTTGCGCAGGTCGGGCCATGCTATCTCCAGATGGGAATTGTTCTCAATATCAAGACGAAAGGACACCTTGGAACTGAAGGCCCGAGCTAGTCAGGTTGCCAGCCCAGCCGATCAGCTTCACCATCGCGTCTTGGTTGACCGACTGGCGATCACCGCCGATAGGCACCATGTTGCGCTCAGCGTGCGGGCGGAAGAACAGGTAGTTGGTGTTGAGGAAGTACATCCGGTTAACCGGGGCGCTGCCGCCGATGCCGCCATCAAGCACCACGTCCGTTTCCTTGCCTGCGCCGAAGTACTTCAGCGAGGTAAAGCCGGCGCCCGCCATCTTGTCGCTCGTGACGCGCTGGATGGATTGCAACGACTCCATGTACAGACGATAGTAGTTGTTGTCAGCAGCGATCAGGTCCGGAGCATCAGTGCCGCGCACGAGCTGCACCGCCAGGCGGTTCATATAGCCCTGAATGTTCGCAGCCGATGCCGGGGCGCCACCATCCGTAGCCGCCGAGAAGGCAGCGTTACGCCAGAACGCCCAGTTAGCACGGTTGATACCGCCATAGGTGCCGGTCGTCGGGGTCGTGGAAATCGCAGCAGCGAGGCCGGTGATGTCCTTGCCCGAGTTGCCGGTGCCGTCAGAGTACAGGCCGGCGCCGATCTTGTTCAGCAGTTGGCCTTCAGCGATCTTGATGCGACCTTCGAGCATGTCGATAATCTGCTCTTTGCCGGCGTTCTGGAGCATTTCCAGGCCAGACATCGAAACGGCGGAAGCGTACTGCTTGATATCGAACTGAGCAGCAGAAATCGGGCTGTTCGGGGTGATGTCGATCACGTCATAGCCGCTGTACGAGCCAGCGTTTTCCGTGTTCGGGTCGTTGTACATCAGCTCCTGCAGAATGACGTTACCGCCCGAGAATTTCTTAACGTTGCCGCGCTCGTTCAGGCGAGCCAGCAGGGCATTGCTTTTCGTCACGTTGTCCGCAAGCTTGCCGCTGCGGCTTTGGATGGTCGTGGTGACAATGTCACTCAGGTTGGCAAAGGTAGGCATAAAAGCTCCAGTTAGCTGTGGTCACCGAAAGCGGCTTCGAGCGCGCCTCGGATGGAATCGTGATTGCCTCGTGCTGCGCCGGATGCTGGAGAACTGCCTTTGACGCTCACAGCAGCGGCCTTCTGCCTCTGCGTCAATGCGGCGGTCTGTGCCTGCTTCCGCTCCTGTTCAGCCTGCTGTGCGAGCAGGGTGGCGCGGATTTCCGGATCAGCCCAAATGGCTTTTTCGTAAGCGTCTTGCAGCGCTGTCGCCTGTCCGTTTTGAAGCAGGACGGACATTGCCGGTCTGACGCGCGCAAAATGCTCGTGAGTTTCGGCAAACTGCTCAATCTCGCTCCCAAGAGCTTGATTTTGCTGTTGCGCGACTCTCTCTTGCTGTTGCCGGAGCTGTGCTAGCTCACGTTGCATTTCAAGCATTTCTGGGGGAATCGGGGGCAGCGGTTGAACCTGTTGGAGGTCAATACCGTATGTCCGGGCCAATTCCGAGAAATACTGTGCTTTCTCTTGAGGCGGACTGTACCGCAGTTTCTGATCGGCCGCAAGCAGGTGCTGAAACGCCTGAACCGGAGTAACGCCCAATTCCTCAAACTGACGCTGGAAAGGCTTTGCAGCCTCTTCAAACGTGCGGCCCATATCTGCGGCCTGCTTGTAGTTCTGGATGCC